CGCTGATTGCCGGCGACATCGTCAGCGGCCAGGTCGCGGTGATCGTGTACGACGGCACGCGCTTTCAGCTGCAGAAGGCCAATGCTTTCGGCACGTTGACCGCAACAACCATCAACACGACCAATCTCACGGCCACCGGAACAGTCAACCTGACCGGCGCAACGGTCTCAAACGGCGGTTCGGTCACGACGATCGACATCAACGGCGGAACGGTGGATGGCGTCACCATTGGCGGCGCGGCTGCAGGGGCTGGCACGTTTACCAACCTCACCGCATCTGGCACTGTCAATTTCACCGGCGCTACCGTGAGCAACCTGGGCTCGGTAACGACCGCCGACATCAACGGCGGAACGGTCGACGGTGTGACGATCGGCGGTGCATCTGCTGGCGCCGCTACCTTCACCAATCTGACGGCCTCCGGCACGATCAATTTCACCGGCGCAACCGTATCGAATGGCGGCTCGGTCACAACCATTGACATCAATGGCGGCACCATCGACGGCGCGGTGATTGGCGGCGCGTCGGCGGCGGCTGGAACGTTTACGACCGCAACGGTCGGCGCAGGAACCGTGGGAGCGCCAGCGCTGACGACCACCGGAGACACCAACACCGGCATTTGGTTCCCCGCTGCCGACACCCTCGCTGCTTCCACCGGAGGCACCGAGCGCATGCGGATCGACGCTAGCGGGAACGTCGGCATCGGGACGTCGTCGCCAACAGCCGCTGTTCCGCTGACAATTCTTGCAAACTCAGGCAATTCTATTGCCCAAAACATTCGCGGGCGTTCGGACGGCATTGGTGTTTTGCTGTTTTCCGATAACTCCGATGTGGAGAACGGGCGACTTGATTTCAGAACCAACTATGCGGAAGTCAAACAAGCACGAAATGCGCCTCTGGTTTTTTCAACCAACTCCGCCGAGCGCATGCGGATCGACAGCGTTGGCAGGGTTGGTGTCGCGACATCGACGCCAGTTTCGGACGCCATTCTGACGACTAACGGAAATATTTCTGTTGCTGCGCCTGCGCGCAACGATGCCACCTCCAATGCGATTGGCGTGTGGGCATCCAATGATCCAGCAGACAACTCCCGCGCCAATGTGAAGTTTGTCACTACTGCCGGGGCATCGTCTTCAAATAGCTACATCGCGTTTGCCACGAACACCTACGGCGTCTCGGGCGGCGAGCGCATGCGGATCGACAGCAGCGGCAACGTCCGTATTGGCACCGCTGCGCTGGCGACTACGGCCACGGACGGCTTCCTCTACATCCCCACTTGCGCCGGTACTCCAACGGGAGTGCCAACGTCAATCACGGGGCTTGCGCCGCTCGTCATCGACAGCACCAACAACAAGCTCTACTTCTACAGCGGAGGCTCGTGGCGTGATGCTGGGCCGTAAGGAGTGACATGAAGTTTGACCTTACCATCCCCGAAACCAACCTCGTTCTGAACGCTCTCGCCAGTCTCCCGTATGGGCAAGTGGCGGACCTCATCTCCAAGCGCAGGCAGCAGGCGCAGGACCAAATGAAGGAGACCGACAATGGCTGACATCGTGTGGAACATCGCCGCCTTGGAGTGCATTAACAAGCACGGCAAGGATGGCGTGGTCAGCACCGTTCATTGGCGTTGCAAGGGAAGCGACGGCACCAACACGGCGTCGGTGTATGGCTCCATTGGCGTCCCCTACGAAGGTGGCCCGTTTACGCAGTATGACGCTCTCACCAAGGACACTGTGGTGGGCTGGGTCAAGGCGCAGATGGGTGCCGACGAGGTCGTCAAGCACGAGAGCAGCGTCGCCGCGCAGCTTGCCGAGTTGGCCGCTCCTGCCGTTACCAAGCCCCCGCTCCCGTGGTGAGCGTCATGAACGAATCGGCGAAGCAGGCCGTTGACGCAATTTCCCTAGGCACGGCGGTGGCTACCGTGGCGGGCTGGCTTCCCGCCGTGGCCGCCATCTTCACCATCGTGTGGACCGGCATTCGCATCTATGAAAGCAGGACGGTGCAGCACATCGTGATGCGTTTGCGCAGGAAGCCGGAATGAGCGATGGAAGCCTTGGAGGCCGTCCTCAAGCCCTGGCCGCTAGCCATCGGATTTATCACGCTGGTCATCGTCTTGGCTAAGCTTGACCAGCGCGTGCTCGTCATCGAGGAAAGGGTCAAAGCGCTCTTTGACCTCTGGAACAAGAGAAGCTGACATGGCGACGTCAGAAGAGAAGCAGGCTGCAATGAGCGAAGCTATGGCAGCCTCGGCTTCCAAGAGCGCGCTAGTGGAGAAGGTTGTCTTCGCGGCTGTGCCGATCCTGTTCTCTTGCGTGGTCTATCTGATGACCTCGCTCAGCAACGCACACAACGAGCTGATCGTTTTGAAGGGCCGAATCGCAATCGTGGTTAACGCCGAGAACAAGGCAATCCCGCCGCAGGACACGACGATCGACATGGCGCAGATCCGCGAGGCGCTGAACGACAAGATCGACCGCGTTGAGCGCGATGCCGCTCTAGCGCGGGCCACAATGACGCTGGATCGGGAGCGCATCATGGCGGCAATCGAAAAGAGCAGGCTCGACATGGCGGCCGATGCGGCCTCCGCGCGCGCATCTATTCGCACCGACATGAACGCTATTAAGGCCGAACTCGATAAGCGGATCACGCTGCTGGAGAAAAAGTAATGAACCTCCTCAAGATTGTAGGTGCTGTCGCGCCAAGCCTTGCGACAGCCATTGGCGGCCCTTTGGGCGGCATGGCGATGCAGGCCGTGGCCAGCGCGCTGGGACTTCCGACTGACAGCAGCGAGAAGGACGTCGCCAAGGCGATGGCGTCGGCGACGCCGGACCAGCTGCTCAAGCTCAAGCAGGCGGACCAGGACTTCGCCGTGCGCATGCGCGAGCTCGACATCGACCTCGAAAAGATCGCAGCCAGCGACCGTGATAGCGCCCGCCGGCGCGAGGCGCAGGTGCGAGACTGGATGCCGCGGGTGCTGGCGTTCGTGGTGGTGGCCGGCTTCATGGCGACGGTGTTCCTCGTTCTGCTCGGTCTCGTGGACGGCATGAAAGACCCGCTCATGGCGACTACTGTCGGCACGCTGATCGGGTTCGTCAGCGCCAAGGCCGAGCAGGTGATCGCCTACTACTTCGGCTCCTCCTCAAGCAGTCAGCAGAAGACGCAGCTGCTGGCCGGCGGGCAGAAATGAGCGCGGCGACCTGGCCGACGGCGCTGGCCGCTGTCCTCAAGCACGAGGGCGGCTACGTCAACCATCCGGCCGATCCTGGTGGCCGCACCAACCTCGGCGTCACCCAACGCGTCTGGGAGAACTGGACGAACCAGCCGGCCGACGAGGCGGCGATGCGGGCGCTGACGCCCGAGCTCGTGGCGCCGCTCTACCGCGAGCGCTACTGGAACGCTGTGCGCGCCGACGAACTGCCGGCGGGCGTGGACCTCGCGGTCTTCGATTGCGCCGTCAACAGCGGGCCGGGGCGCGCCGCCATGCTGTTGCAGCAATCCATCGGCGTCTGGCCCGATGGCGTGATTGGCCCGAAGACGATGGCGGCGATCAAAGAGGGTGAGGCCACAGAAATCGTGGATCGGTTTTGCGAGCTTAGGCTGCTGTTTCTGCGCGGCTTGCCAACTTGGCCCACGTTCGGAAAAGGCTGGGAGCGGCGCGTCAAGGAAGTTTGGCGGCAGTCTAGGGGAATGGCGAGCTGACGCGCAGCGGAAAAAAAAGCCCCCGGGAGTGGCATCCCGAGGGCCGAAACTTCGACGAGAACATGGGCCGGAGAGGCTTCCTCGTTCTTGCCGTGACCGGGATAGAACCCTATTCGCGGCTTGGCGTCAAGACCGTTTCTGCCGCTTGACCCACGCCAGGACATCGCACAGCCGGTCAACGTCCTTCTTCGGCGCTTCGAGCGAGCCGCAGCCCTGCGCCATGACGTCCTTCAGCGGGCGGCCACAATAAGCGCAGGGGTCGGTTAGGCGGATCGAGATCATGCGACCGGCTTACGCCGCGCGGTCGCTATTCGCAAGAGTAGACGCTCTCCGACCGCCGCAGCGGCAGCCATCGTGGCACGGTCGTGAAGGACTTGTCGCGGAACAGGACGCGGTTGGTTGGCTGGATGGTCAGGCGACCGCCATCGGTTCGCAAGAACATGAACTCCTTCGCCTGCGCCGGCGCGTGTGTGTAGGCGTCCCCGACAGGGATGGCCGTGAACAGGTATTCCGCGCCCAGCTCGGCGTCTGCCGCGCGCACGATGGCGGTGAGGCCGTCGAGGTAGTCGTAGGTGTGGAGCGAGAACTGCGAGCCGTAGCAGTCCCATTCCTGCGCGTCCTTGACCGTCCATGGCTCCGGGTCGCTGCAGAACGCCAGCGCGTGGGGTGGAAGGTCTCGGTAGACCGCGCCGCACTCAAGCAGCACCGTGCAGCCCCATGCGCGGCCAGGATGGCTGTGCAGGCCGAACCAGACCGCCGGGAACCACTCGTCGGCGCCGAAGCCGATGAATTCACCGTAGACCGAAACGTACTGATGGCGCGGCAGGCTACCGCTGGCGGTGAAGAGCGTCATGGCAGCGCCATCGTAATCGTGATGGCCCACAGGGCGACGTAGCTCGTGACCGCGACGACGGCGGCTATGGTGTGGAGGCTCATGGCTTGGCCTCCAGCGCGGCGCGAGCCTTTTCCTCGGCCCGGTTCCATCCGACGCCATACAGATCACCGTATGTTTCTCGGATGTATCGCCAGCCAGACAGCATGTAGCGCAGAGCCGCCTCCAGCCCCTCGACGCGCGCGCGCAGCTTCGCCTCCCGCTCCCCGCTCATGCCCAGAAGGCGGGCCTGTTCCTCCACCTCGGCGCGGAGGCGCTCGATCTCGGCGACCAGAGGCTCGACATCCTCAGCCTCGACATAATCGCCTTCATCCCTTTCCACCATGTAGCCGTCGTAGTCGGCGGACCACCGCTTGGGCATCATGTCTTCGCTCATCGCCCATCCTCCATTTCCACGACCGCCATCCCGGCGGCCTCGATTGCGTTGACCACCCGGACCAAGAACGCCAGCCGATGCTGATCGACCGGGCACTCGGGATCGGGCGGGTACAGGTACAGCGCGCGGAACGCGCGGCGGGCGGTCTCGGCGGGGGTCATGCTGCCGACCTCCACGCATGCTCGGTCCATTGCTCGGCCATCGCCGCGGCGATGCCGGGATAGAAGCGCGAGCGTTCCTTCCAGCGCGTCGGGCTTGGCGGCATCCGGTGGACGCGCTGCTCGCGGCCCTCGACGACGTTCGTCGGGCGCAGCGGCGGCAGGCCACGCAGCCACAAGCAAGTGCGCTTCGTCTCGCCGTGACCAAACTGCCACGGCTGCACCGACTGCGCCGGCTCCGCGTAGTTCTCGATCAGCCGCTTGGCATGTCCGTGCATCACCGGGTTCTCGACCGCGACGCGCGGGATCGGCGCGTTCCAGAACGCGCTGAACAACGCCGCGCCCTCGCGCAGCTCGCGCTCCATCTGCTCGGCGGTCTTGCCGACCGGCGGCGTGTGCAACCACCTGACGCCGCTGTTGCACAGGCGGGTGCATGGCGGATGCGCGACCATCAGCAGATCCCAGCCGTCATGCAGCAGGTCGCGCGCGTCGCCACGGATGTGGCGGTTGCTGCCGTCCTCGCTCGGCAGCAGGTCGCATGACCAGGCGTCGCAACCGCGCGCAAGGAACGCGCGGCGCACGACTCCGCTGTACTCGCAAGCCACGAGGACGCGCAGCGGGGTCATGCTGAGTACTCGAGCTCGAACAACGGCATGCCGGCCCGCACGCGCTTCGCGTTCGCCATATTGAGGATTTGCATCGGCTGAACCTCGCGGCCGTTTACCGCATATCTGCCGTCATCGAATTGCCACACGATCGCGCCGCGTTCGCGCAGGAACCTCACCGCAGCGCCGATCCCAGAAATCATGACCGCGACCGGCGCCGGCTTCTTCTCGACGACGGTCCGGCGCCGGGCGCGCCGCATTGCCTCGGAGGCCTGATGATCGCCGAGCTGCGCGCGCAAGCCAGAGAGCAGCTGCAGGATCTCGTCGCAGCGACGCACCACCAAGTCGAGCTCAGAGACGTCCAGTTCAGAGAGTTGGCGGTCGGTCACCGCAGCCCCGCCAACACGATCACCACCGCGCCCGTCACGACGCCGAGCAAGGCGAAGGCGAACCAGTAGACCGCCGTTCCCTGCCACCGCCGGTCCTCCTCCATCCAAGCCAGCGCATCCCTGCTTGCTTGGACGCGGCGCTCCTGTTCCTCGGTCATCCCGCCACCTCGGCCACCCGGCGGCGGCTCTCCTCCATGATGCGCTCATGCGCGTCGGGCGACGCGGCGCTGATGTCGTCGAGGTTGCCGCGCTGGGCCAGCATGATCTTGTCGATGTCCTTGACGCTCTGCGCCTTGCGGATCGCCGCGACGATGGCGCGGGCGCGCTCGGCCAGCTCGGGTGTGAGGGCTGCGCCGGTCGGGGCCTCTGGTGAGGAGGCTGCGGGGGAGGGGGGAACCGCATCCGACACGGCCGGCGCGATGTTGTCGGCCTCTTGTTCGGTGGCATCGAGGAGGGCGTCCATCGCGGCGCTCACGGCGGCGAGGGGGGTGGAGGGAGGGGTGATGTCGATGGCGCCGGACGGGCCGCGCGCCTGGACGACGTCGATCTCCTCCGCGACCGGCAGGCCCATCATCACCTCGGGTGCGAAGAGGCGGATAAGCATCGTGGCGCTGCGATAGCGCAGCATCTGGTCGGGCATCGTCCGGTACTTCGGGTTCTTCGTCCAGCCCTCGGCCTCGGCCATCGCCATCGACGCGGTGGCCTCGACCGGCTCGCCGCTGTCGGCCAGCGTGGCGAAGGCGGTGACGCGCAGGTTCTTGCCCTCGCCAACGACGTGCCAGTTGATGCGACGCGCGAACACGCCCGAGCGGTTGGCCTTGGCGATCATGTACGTGGCCGACCAGCCCGCGCGCCCGGAGACGAAGTAGATGTTCTGCAGGACGACCAGCGGCTCCTCGCGCGTGCGCTTGGCGATCGCGTAGGCGATGAGGCAGTCGGCCATCTTGCCGCGCAGGTGCGGCGGGACGAGTTCGCTGGCGGCGAACATCTTCGCGACGCGCTGCGAATGCTCGAAGTGCGCGGGCGCGAGCGGATCGTAGTCCGACACGGCGGCGGGCAGGTTCACGACGTTGGTGGCGATCTCGTTGGTCATTGCGCGTATCCCTTCTGAATGCTGGTTGCGATCTCGTTGGCGGCCCACTGCGGAAGGCCGATTTCGACTACACCCCTGGTGTAACCCGGCCAGCTATCATCCGCAACGCTTTTCGCGAAGCGGCGCAGGATCTGGCGCAGCTGCTGGTCGGCGGCGCTCGCGGCGTCGGCGGACAGGGCCGCGACGTAGCCGATGAAGGGCTCGTCGTTGCCGACCACCATGAACGCATGGGTCGGGCGCTCGATGCCGAGGATGCCGGCGACCAGCCGGTACATCGCGTCCCCGAGGTCGTATCTGAGATTGGCGGCGGTTTTGCGCCAGGAGTTCGGCGCGGGCGATGCGGTGGTCTTGAGGTTCACCGCCAGCCCGGCGCGTGCGATGTAGAGGTCGGGGCGGCACAGCAACGTGAGCCCGGTCTCCTCGTCGCGGGCGACCATCGTGACCTCGGCGCGACCGCCGGCCTCCAGCAGGCGCCGGGCGTCGGCGTTCTTCATCAGCCCATCGCGTATGCCGACGATCCGCATGTGGTCGGTGAAGCTGACGATCTGTCGGTCGCCCTGCGCCTCGCGCCACGCCTTGCCCTCGCGGGTCGCGAAGGACAGGCCGTCCGGCTTGACCGCAAACCGCTGGTGGAAGGCCTCGGCGCCCTCCAAGATATACGCGTGCGCGGCGGTCCCCAGCGCCATCGACGCGCTTGGCTCGCGGTGCACCCTGGCCGGATTTCCGCGCCAGAAGGCGTGTGCATGGGCCGGGCATTCGGTCTCGTAGGCGACGAGGTCGCTGCCGCTGACCGCCGGGGCCGCGAAGGCCTCGGCGCTCAGGTACGCCTCGAACGAGACGTCGTTGTGGATGCCCTCAGCGATCATTGGTGACCTCTTTCTTCATCTGCCTGTGGACCCAGCCGCGCAGAGCCGCGAGGCGGGACTGCTTCTTGCCGCGCGGGGCGTGGGCCGCGCGCTTGATCATGCTGCGGTAGACGCGCAACAGCCTGCGCTTCTCGCTGGTCATCGGCGGCCCTCCAGCTTGGCAAGCTCGCGCTCCAGCTCCGCGATCCGTTGATGCGCCAGCAGGTAGTCAAGCGTCTCGGGGTTGAGGTCGCGGGCCAGCTCGACCCGCAACTGGATGCGAGCGCGCAGGACGCCGGGCGTCTGCGGGATCGCGGGGGCGGCGGGGAGCGGCTTCATGCCAGCACCATGATCGCGGCCAGGACGAGGCCCATGAGGGCGTTGATCCAGAGGGGGCTCATCGGTCACCTCGCAGCCAGTCGGGATAGTCGCCGTCGAAGGGCTCGGGCGGCGTCGTGTCGTCGCGGATGAAGCGCGCCGTGGGGTCGGTGAGCCGCTCGACGAGGATCTCGGCGTCGTAGAGGACGCCGCGCAACTCGCTATCGGAGATGGCGGCGCAGCGGTAGTGTTGCGCGTTGATCTCCTCGACCTCCTTGGCGACCGCGCGCAGGATCGCCTCTATCTTGTCGTAGGCGGCGTGGCGCATCTCGCTGAGGCGCTCGACGCTGCGCTCGGCGTTTTCGATGTCCATGATCGCAGCCATGATCAGCCCTCCATCTCGGCGTGGATCGCGCTTTCGGCGTGGCAGGCCATCTCGACGACCATGTCCACCGCCTGGTTGGTCAGGTCCACGAACTGATCGCTGATCGCATTGTCGGTCGCGGTGTTGCCGGCGCCGACGTTGTCGAGCTGTCGGTTGCAGATGTCGCGCAACCGGGTGATCGCGGCGATGATCTCGCGCTCGGCGCGGATCTTCGCGCACTCGATCGCGCGCAGCGCGTCGTCCGCGTTCTCGACGAAGTCGGCGCTGCGGATGAAGGTCTCGCCGCGCTCGTCGTCGTTGCGGTAGGTCATTATCGGCATTGTCTGTCCCTCCTGGTTTCCGCCCGGCACCACCCGGACAAGGCGAAACATACACCATCGCTTTACCCGCGCAAGAGCGTTCCGCGAAATTGTGTGCTTGACCTCTACACCGCGCGTGTAGTAGGCGTCGCGGATGACCTTGACCCAGTTCATCGCCGCTCTCGGCGGCACCTACGCCACCGCCCGCGCGTTCTGCACGACGCCGCAGGCCATCTCCAACTGGAAGCGCCGCCAGCGGCTGCCCGCCGCGCGGCAGCTTGAGGCCTTCCGCATCGCGCGCGCCAAGCGGCTTGCGTTCGATCCGGTCGCCGCGACGCGCCGCGAGGCACGGCGGTGAAGCGCGACACCGCGATCGAGCGCGTGTCGAACGCGCTGCGTGCCGAGGGCGGGCGCGCCTCGACGCAGCGGCTGTGCGAAGTGCTGGCTAGCATGGACAGGGGGTTGGTGCTGATGGCGCTCGCGCACCTCAAGCGCCGCGAGCTGGTCGATAGCGATTACGCTCCGCGCAAGCCGCCCGAATGCGGCTGGACCTACTGGTTCACGCCCGCGAAGAAGGTGCATCGCGGCTCGCGCTTCAAGGCCGCCGTCAGCAACGGCTACACCCGGCTCGTCGTCGAGTACCTCGACGCGGCTGGCGGCGAGGCGCCGATCGACGCATGGCTCGCGTGGAGCGCGCAGATCACGCATCGGGTGCGGCTGCACTCGGGCGTCCACAGTCTGCGGCGGCGCGGGCTGATCGAGGTCGGCAAGACGCACGTTCGGCTGACCGACACGGGCCGGCAGGCGCTCGCGCTCGGGCGCACGGTGGCTCCGATCGCGCCGACCATCGCGGACTTCGAGGACATCGCTGAGCCCGAGACGCGCTCGACCGATCCCGAGGCCTGCGTCGCGCGCGCCGAGAAGCTCTGGCCGAAGCTGATGCGCGGCCGCAGGTACGAGGACGTCCCGGCGCACCTCATCCGCCCGCAGCGCCTGCTGCGATGGACGCCGCCGCTGCAAGAGCGGTCGATGACCGGGTCGAGCGGGGCGATGCTGGCGGAAACACGGGATGCGACGGGAGGGACGCCGTGAGGCGGACTTGGAGCGGCACAATCCTGGGCGAGCCCGCCAGCAAGGCCAACAGCCGCCGCATCGTGCGGTTCGGGTCGAAGTTGCGGGTCATCAAGAGCGAGAAGGGGCTCGCGTATATCGAGGCTGTCGCTCGTCAGGTGCCGGAACTGCCAGCGCAGGAGCAGCTGCTCGCGCCGATCCGCATGACCGCTCACATCTACTACGCCTCGC